AAAATGTATGAATCGTATCAGTCGTATGTTTACTGAGGAAGTATTACCTTTCCATGGTATACACAAAGAAGACGGTGTTAGAATGAGTGCAGGAAACTCTTGGGCAAATATTAATGAAAAGGGTTCATACAATAGACCTCATACACACCCCGCTTGTTGGTGGTCAGGTGTTTTATATATTAAAGCAGATGGTGACGAAGGGAATTTTGTTGCACTGGATACAATGCCTAAAGTTTTAGGTAACTTCCCTATGCATGGAAGAAGTAGAATGGATTACATGGTTGCACCTCGTGTAGGTGACCTTTGGATATTTCCTAGTGGTTGTTCACATATGGTTGAACCGAATTATACTGATAAAGAAAGATATAGTATTTCATTCAATATGGAAATGTTTGACTTATTAGGTGATAAAAGAGGTGCAGGTGCTTTTGATATGAACTTCGATGACCCATGGTGGAATCCTGATGAATTTGTATTTAATTTAGACGAAAAAGGTAATCCAATACGCTAATTCCATAAATAACTTGTATGGAAGAAGTAGGAAATTTTATTACAATCGATGCCCATATCATATGGAACATCATACTAACATTCGTTCTAGCTCCGTTAGGATTCTTAGTTCGTTCTGTTTTAGCGGAACAAAAAAGACTTGATATTCTTATCAATAAAACACGTGAAGAAGTTGCTAAAGACTATGTGACACGTGAACAATTATCTGACGAATTAGAAAGATTAATGAGTAAATTAGATAGAATAGACGATAAACTAGACAGACTACAGAATAAAACTTACTTCCAAGAATAATTCTTATAAATAGTAGTATTAAAGGAAATTACTACTATGGCCGCACCAAATTCTAAAGACACATTTAAACAATATATCAAGCGAGCTCTTGGAGCGCCAGTTATAGAAATCAATATTGACGATGACCAACTGGACGATAGAGTAGACGAAGCGCTTCAATACTTCCGTGAGTATCACTATGACGGTAGTATCAAAACATATTTAAAACACCAACTGAGTGCTAACGATATTACTGCATTAAAATCAGACGAATCTTTTACAGAAAACGCCGCTGGGACACACGCAAAAACAGACCAAGTATACAAACAACAACAAAACTATATTGTTTTACCTGAGTTTGTATTATCTGTTCTAAACATATTCCCATTCGCAGATAAACACAATCTTAATATGTTTGATATTAGATATCAATTAAGATTGAATGACATATACGACTTAACGAATACTAGTATTCTATACTATGAAATGGTTCAACAGCATATCAGTATGTTAGACCAAATCTTAGTAGGTCAAACACCTATCAGATATAATACTCATATGAACAGATTATATCTTGATATGGACGCAGACCAAGTTAACGCTGGTGAGTATATTATTATTGAATGTTATAGAAAGATAGACCCAAATGATTTTACAGATATTTACAATGACATGTGGTTGAAAAGATATGCAACTTCATTAGTCAAATATCAATGGGGACAAAACTTATCTAAGTTTGGTGGTATCGCACTGCCAGGCGGAGTAACACTTGAACCTGATACAATAAAAACAGAAGCACTAGAGGAAAGAACAAGATTAGAAGAAGAATCAAGATTAAACTACGAAATGCCTGTGTTAGATATGATGGGGTAATAAATGCCAACTAACGTATTCTTTAACCATGCAGTTTCGAGTGAACAACATCTATATGAAGATTTAGTTGTTGAATCACTTAGAATGTATGGACAAGAAACATACTACTTACCAAGAAAAATAGTTGAAGAGGATACTATCCTTGGTGAAGATGTGCAATCTACTTTTGGAGATGCATATTCAGTAGAAATGTATATTGAAAACCCCGAAGGTTTTGAGGGTGAGGGTGACCTCATGTCAAAATTTGGTGTAGAAATACGTGACCAAGCAACATTAGTTATATCGGTAAGAAGTTGGGAAAGATTTGTTGCAACAGACGGTAATCTTGCAACTTCATTGAGACCTAATGAAGGAGATTTAGTTTATCTTCCATTGACAGGTTCCATGTTTGAAATTAAATTTGTAGAACATGAAATGCCTTTCTATCAAGTAGGAAAGTTATTTGTATTTAAACTTCAAGTAGAACTATTTGAATATGCTGGTGAAGACTTTGAAACTGGAACAGACGCAGACCTAGTTGAAGAACAACAAGCATATAGAGTTGATTTAAGAATGGGTGGAACTGGTGCATACACACTTGGTGAGAATATTACATTAAGTGGTAATGTAATTGGTGAGGTAGTTTCATATAGTGAATCAGTAACACCTAATAAACTAGAACTTATCCATGTAACAACATCATTAAGAGTTGGAGACGTTCTTGTTGGTGCAGAATCAGGTTCTTCAAGAACTGTTTCAAGTATAACAGATACTATGACTATGAATCAAGACGGAAATGCTCAGAACTTAGACTTTGAAAGTAAGGCAGATAATTACTTAGACTTCTCAGAAACAAACCCATTTGGTGAGGTTACATAATGTTTGGAACACGTTTTTATAATGAAACAATCAAAAGAGCGGTTTCAATATTCGGAACTCTTTTTAATGATATTGACGTTGCTGATATCAAAGCAGACGGAACTATTTTAAATATAAGAAAGGTTCCTATTAGTTACGGGCCAAAAGCAAAGTTTCTTGCGAGATTGAATGCTGAAACAAATTTAAATGACGCAAACAGAACTGCTATCACTTTACCGAGAATCGCATTTGAACTTACAGGGTTTGAATATGATTCGTCACGACAACAAAATAAACTAATTAGAAACAATAAGACTACTCAAGAAGCTGATAAAGTCAATCGTAGGTTTCAATACGCACCTGCGCCTTACAACTTAAATTTTACATTGTCTATAATGGCAAATAAAATGAATGACGCATTACAAATAGTAGAACAAATAGTTCCATATTTCCAACCTGATTATACCGTAACTATGAAAATGATAGACGATATGAGTGATAACAGAGACGTTCCTATCATTTTAAGTAGTGTTTCTTTTGAAGATACTTACGAAGGTGGGTATGATGAAAGACGTATAATTACATATTCTTTAGAATTTCAAATGCAATTGTATTTCTTTGGCCCAGTTTATACAGGTAAGATTATTAAAAATGTTATTGAAAGAGATTACATAGGTGACGGTAACTCAGCATTTACTACCTCAGAAATTACTAGTGCAGGATTAGTCAAAGAAGTAAAACACTATGAACCTGCATTTGTAAACAGAACAAATACGGCAGTATCAAATTCTTCAACAGTTGCATTTACAACAGCACTAGACGCTGATATAAGTGTGGGAGACGAAGTATTTGGAACTGGATTAACAACTAATCCAACCATAAGTAGTATTGCTAGTGATAAACTAAGTATGGTTCTAAGTGCAACTATTACAAGTTTGGCAGAAAAATCTACATTGAAATTTGTAGGTTCAGTAGATACTAATGATACGTTTGTAGTAGCAGAAAATGTTTCTTTCTATGACGATGGAACAAACAAAACCTACACAGACAACTTAACAGATGATGCATAATTATGACAAAAAAAGTAGACGAAAAGTTAAACGACTTGCTCGATATTAACACCTCTTTAAAAAAAGAAACCAAAGCGGTTCCTATGATTAGACCTGATAAACATCAGACCATAGAGACTGACTTCAAGTATGCGAGAGAACACCTCTACGACCTCATAGAACGAGGCCAGGACGCAATTGACGGTATCTTAGACCTATCTAAGGAAACAGAACACCCACGTGCCTATGAAGTCGCAGGACAGTTAATTAAGACTGTGGGGGAGACTGCAGAGAAACTTATAGACCTTCAAAGTAAAATGAAGAAACTAGAAGATGACGATACAAAAATCAGAGACCAACATAATCATCTTTATGTGGGTTCAACAAGTGAACTACAAAAGTTCTTAAAGAAATCGAATAATGGTTCAAGCGAAGAATGAAGGTTATCTAGGCAACACGCAAATTAAACGTGTTGGTATAGAAACCAAATATA